CCATCTTGGACGGAGCCTATGAAGTCATCGGGGTGATCCCCGGAGAGATCGGGTACCAGGGAGGCAAGGTAGATCTGAGTAAGATCAGTGCTGCCAAAGCCGAGCAGCTGGTGCAGGATGGATTTCCGTACTTGAGAAAGACGAAAGCCAAGCCACCACGAAAGAGAGCAGCAAAAGCTAAAGAAAAACTATAGTTATTTTGGGTTAATTGTTAATTGATAAAACCTCCTCAGGATCTGGGGAGGTTTTTTTGTGTTAGGACAGTATTTAAGAAAAAATTATATTTAGAATTATGATAAATGGAAATACATTAATAGAATTAGGCTACAAGCCTGCAAAATGGTTTAGTGAAGCTATAAAAGAAGCCAACAAAAGAAACCTTGGCGGTGATGCTCTGATACAGTTTATTGATAAAATAAAACCACCTGCAGCAATTGAACCACAGGAAGGTTTCAGATACCATAAGAATATTCGGGCAGAAGACGAAGAAGAAATATCTAATGTTCAACAAGTGTTTGAAACAATGGATGAATTGGTTAAAACACCAACTATTGTATGTGGGTCTGTAATGCCTGATGCTTGCCCGACTGGTGAAAAAGGTCAAATACCTGTTGGTGGTGTGGTTGGAGCAAAAAATGCAATACACCCATCAATGCACTCAGCTGATATTTGTTGCTCTGTAATGATGACAAATTTCGGAATGGTTGACCCTAAAACAGTGCTTGATTTTGCACATCAAACAACTCATTTTGGAGGGGGTGGAAGGGATGAATTTTCCAATCTACCAATAGAATTGGTTGAAAAAATCAAAGCAAACCCATTTCTTAACGACAAAAAAAGCATAGAATTATCTTCTTCTCATTTAGGAACTCAAGGAGATGGTAATCACTTTCTTTTTATTGGTAAGTCTGAAAATACGGGAGAAACCATAATGGTAACACACCACGGATCACGTGGATTTGGTGCTTATTTGTATAAAAAAGGCATGAAAGTGGCGGAGAAGTTTAGAAAAGAACTTTCACCGAAAACGTTAAAAAGAAACGCTTGGATTCCTTTTGATACACAAGAAGGTAAAGATTATTGGGAGGCTTTACAAATTGTGAGAGAATGGACAAAATTAAACCACACTACGATACATGATGAAACGGTTAGTAGGGTTGGTGTTGAACCTTTGTTGCGATTTTGGAACGAACATAATTTTGTGTTCAAAGAAAATGACATTTTCTATCATGCAAAAGGAGCGACGCCATTGGATGATAAATTTGTTCCTGATTCTTACCAAGGCCTGAGGCTGATTCCATTGAATATGTCTGAACCTGTTTTAATTGTGCAAGGTAAAACAACTGAAACTAATTTAGGATTTGCACCCCACGGAGCAGGGAGAAATATTAGCCGCACAGCCCATAAAAGAAAGAAAGATAACAAGACTATAAATCAAATATTTGAAGAGGAAACCAAAGGCTTAGATATTCGATTCTTTTCAGGACATATTGATATTTCAGAATTACCAAGCGCCTATAAGAATGCAGATAACGTACAGGCTCAAATGAAAGAGTTTGGACTTGGTGAGGTGGTTGACCGGATTATGCCTTACGGCTGCGTTATGGCTGGGGATTGGTTGCAAAATGATATCCGTAGGATCTATGAAGCAAAAGCTATTGGGCATGAATTCACCGGCAAGATAAAAAGGTGATGAAGGGGAATGATACATGACAGGAGAGAAATATCCATACAATTGCCAAAAATTTATAAATATTCTTATGCGCTGGGCTCAAGTTAATAGAAGACATACAAAACCACTCAAATGGTGGTATCACAAGATTATTTGTGAGTTTGCCTGGACATTTCGATTCCATGACAATTACAGATCATACCATATCCATTTAAACAAGCTGTGTGATTTAGGCTACAATCTATATTGAGATAAAATTTAGAGATTTGATTATTTAAGTAAATATTACTTATATTTCACTTCATATTTACTTAGCCAGCTCTAAAGTTAAACCCTAATTTCTACAGCCTAATGCCAATAATTTAACCTCATCAAACACACACGCAGCTAGCTCAGCGGGAGAGCACTGGTCTCCAAAACCAGGTGTCGGTGGTTCGATCCCATCGCTGTGTGCAACCACAAGGCAGGAGTCTTGATCTAGTAGGCAGGAATAGCCGGAGGGCATATTCACCGAGGGTACACTGTTTGAACCTCGGCACAAGTAATGGCAGGGACAGTCGAAGCTATCTCCCAAATACTAGATTAGCAGCAAAGAAACCATAAGGCCATCCTCAGAGAAGCCCTGATTCGCAAGATTCAGGGCTTTATTTTTTTGGTGATGACATTGAAGTCGCTACCATTATAGTACAAAACTATAAGTAAAATTCCAGTTACTGCAACCCTGGCAGTTGTACTGAATACTGATAACTGTAATACTTTTTAGGGGCTCCGGGCGGGCTCTACGCTTGTATCTCTTGTCCCGATAACTATCGGGACAAGAGGATACCGCTGCGATCCCTGAGCCACATCCGAGAAGAGAGCGAGTTCAATAGATTGGACAAAGGTAGGGAGCTCATCCCGACACGAGGCAAAAGACTACGGCATAAAGCCGCCTCCGGTGCCCTACGGCTTTTTATTCCGTTTCCTTTTGCACTTAGTCGCGCTGACTCCCGAAGTGAAAGCCAAATCAATTTTCACTTACTACTCCGGCGCAGGAGGTAAAAGTCTGCAATACAGTCATGAAAATGTCTTATAACATCGGCGAGCTAAAAGTAATCTACAAGACTACTGCTATAGCCAAAACACGAATAGTATCCAGCAACAATACCGCAGAGCTGCTCCGGGAAATCTGGGATGCTGATCTAATAGAGTATGTAGAGCAAGTATGCCTGCTATGCCTATCCAGATCCAATCGAGTGATAGCATACAATTTCTTAGCTACAGGAGGCACCGCAGGATGTGTAGTCGATGCCAAGGTAATATTCCAAGCCGCATTACTAAGCAACGCAAGCAGCATCATCATCAGCCACAATCATCCAAGTGGGAATCTGCAACCATCAACAGCAGACTTCTGTCTCACCACCAAGCTATGGAAGATCGGAAGGGAACTGGATATCCCACTACTTGACCATGTCATCATGACCAAGGACAACTACCATAGCATGGCTGATAATGGGGAATTGGGGTACTAACCCCTTTTTTATTCACCAGCGATATTTTTCCAAATCGAACCCCATGGCTTTTCAAACAAACTATGGAGGAATGGCAGGCTAGCAGAAAGACCAAAGTTAGATCCATATCCTGACACGAGGCAAAAGACTACGGCATAAAGCCGCCTCCGGTGCCCTCCGGCTATTTATTCCGTTTCCTTTTGCACTTAGTCAGGATCTGGATCGGAGTGGTGGCTTTCACTAACCTCCATGCCGGGAGACGAAAGCAGGCATCAAGTAGCTTATGAATTACCTAATCAAGACACATCGCTTCGGAGTCAAGTACAAAGGGCTTCACTTCTTCGTACTCAATCGGGGAGCGAACACTGGCAAAGTCCTGAAATCTGAATGTCCCAACTGCTGGGTAATCATCCCTGATACGGCGGACTGCCAAGACCGACTAAAGACAATCATCAGATCCATGCACTTATCCGGAGTACTGAGACAGCAACTGATCGGCTCAGTTATCCTATTCATGCGACTAAAAGACTTCCGCAAACTACTCGATATCTACATCCGAATGATAGGCAATCAAAAAAGCTTTGACAGACAACTCATCCAAATCAGCAAAGTAACCGAGCTGATGGAGCAGTACGAGGCAGTTCGGATCAAAGCAAAACTTGCATTGCAACGATTACATATCGAACTACTAAGGGGGGATTAAACCCCTTTTTTTGCCATACCTATTGTCCTACAGATTGCAATTGCACCAGATTAGATTCGGCCATGAAAGAAGAATTGCAACGATTGCTGGACAATTGGGACTATAATCAGTCACTTACTTGGTACAAAAAACACGTCGAAGGCAAGTTCTTTCTTAAGACCATGCTAGCCAAGGGAGCTGATGACTACAATACTCAAAAGCTGAAATCAGAACTTTTTGAACTGCTGCATGAAATCAAGGATGAAGTCAAAGAAATTCGCCAATCAGAAAAAAACAGCATTGATCCGAAAGAATCAAAAACAAAGCTAGTCCATCAAGCCGCACAATCGATCGAGGAGTACAACCTAAATGAAGAGTGGAAACCACTGTATAAAGAAGCAGGATTCTATTTCACCGAGCTCCACCCAAATAACACCGAGGAAGATAACTACAAACTAGTCTGCCAAATCATGGAAAACATGGATGAGGTAGAGCGGATCTGGAAGGAAAAAGACTATGTGAAGCAATACGGTGCAAAGCCGGTATTTGAATTTCAGGGACTCGAATCTCTATCGCCACAGAAGCTACTCACTCGCAGAAATACGCTGAGATCCTATATCTCTAAGGCTAAAAAAGGAGTGCTCAGTGTGGAAAAAATCCCTGAGTGGGAAGCAGAGATGGAAGAAATCGAAAAACTAACCAAACCATGAGCCTATTTACCAAATCTGAATTGGCAACCACGAATGATACTGCTGATCATCTTTTCCCAAAAAGCTATCGACAACCGTACAACCAGCCAAAAACCGGAAACAGCCACCAGATCATCAAGTCAAGGCTAGAGCTGGCAGCAACAATAGGAGAATTAGTACCAGACGAAGCCATCCAATTCTCCACCGGTGGGCGATGGTCACTGCACCAGCTCTTGGAGTATGTACTCCACAAGACAGGGCCTGCCAAGATATGGATGACTACTTGGACGATTACCGAGGAGCCGATGCGTGTATTACTGCATCTATTGAGATCAGGCAATATCACCGAATTGCATGCTGTATTCGACTATCGCATAGAAAAGCGCAAGCCTGAGGCATTCCAACTGGCCAGTAACATACTGACGCGAATCAAACTGACAAAGTGCCATGCAAAGGTATTGGTGATACAAAATAAGGACTGGAATGTAACGGTACTAGGATCTGCCAATTTCTCAAACAATCCAAGAGTAGAAGCAGGAACGATTTTCACCGATAGAGGAAGCGCCGAATTCAACAAAGGATGGATCAATGATCTAATCGAGGGAAAGGAGGTATTTCGTGGAAAATGAATCAATCCTAAAAGAAATTGAAGATATAGCCGGATACTTCTTTACCGTCGACGAAGTAGCAACCATTACAGGGGCTGACATGGAAAAGCCTGAATACAAAAAAGCCTACCTAAGAGGAAGCTTAAAATCCGAAGCTGAGATCCGAAAGATCATCCTACAGCAGGCAAAGGATGGATCAAGTCCAGCTCAGACCACCGCCCAAAAGATGATAGAAGCCCTTAAAAGAAAAAACCACTGATGGCAGCAAACACCGAGAATAACAACGTGCTCAATGATCGATGGCCTGAGAAAAAAGAAAAAGAGCTATCGATCCGATCTGACGTAGAGAAAATCATTCTATTCCTGCAAGGCAAGCTTCCAAATACCGTGCTATCACCAGCATTAGAAGAGAAAATCAGACGACTAAAGAAAGCTTCCGAATTGATCACCAAATATGGTGGAGTAAAAAAGGTCACTCCAATCTTACAGGAGCTGTATGGTATTAGCTTCTCATCAGCTCGGAGATTGTATATCGATGCACAGGATGCCTACGGAGCCATCACCCACTTCAATCGTCAGTTTCATATTGATACATACATCCAGATGATCATTGAGACAGCGAATATGGCCCGTGATGCAGGAGACTACAAGAGCCATGTCTCCTACATGAAAGAGTACAAGGAAGCAATAGAGCAATTCATGGGGACCAATGAGGCTGATGTGTATAAGCGGATCCAGATACCGGATTTCAAAATCGGTTTTTTCCCCGAGGAACTCAAAACAAAACTTCCTGCCAACTGGAAAGCGAGATTGGAAAAGCTAAAGGAAACCAAGCGAAAGGATGAAATAGAAGATGCAATTGTACTGACCAGTGAGGATGAAGAAAATACATTATAACATCCCGCAGGTAGAATATTCATTGGTACGCCCTCAGATAGGCGTATGCATTATGGGGCGTGGTACCGGCAAGACCGAAGGCTGTGGAGCGGAGTTCACGGCCAGAAATGCAATCGAGATGCCAGGATCATTGGGGGGAATAGTATCCATCACCTATGATAAACTACTGAACATGATCATTCCTGCACTGAAGGTAGGCTGGGCACGAATGGGATTCAAAGAGAATATCCATTACTGGATCCGCAAGGCTCCGCCTCAAGAGCTGGATATTCCATTGGCCTATCGCCAGCCTGATACCAATCACCACCTTATCAAATGGTACAACGGCTCAGCTCAATTGCTCATATCCATCGATCGTATCAACATATCCAATGGTGCATCACTGGCCTACATCTATGCAGATGAGGTGAAGTTTTTCCCAAGGGAAAAATTCAAGGAGGTATTCCTTACTCTAAGAGGACAGGCGCATCTCTATGGAGATCAAAGTTGCTGTGAATCTATACTTCTCACTACTGATCAGCCCAGACCAGAGATGCCAGGGGACTGGATCTATGACATGGAAAAAGACAGCGATGATGAAACGGCCACAATCATCTTGGCTATTCAGCAAGAGATATGCGAACTATCAGAGGAGATCGAATCCAGTAGATCCAAGAAGAAAGTCAGACAATTGCAATCTCAGATCGATCACTACCTAGACGATATGAATGAGTTGCGCAAAGGACTCACCTATTGCATCCGTGCAAGCACACTGGATAACGTACATGCGCTTGGCATCAAGGTAATAGAAAACCTTAAAAAGACATTGACAGCTTATGAGTTTGGACTATCAGTCCTAAACAAGAGGCCTGACAAAGCAGAGGACGCATTCTACCATTTACTTGATGATGATAAGCACGGGTACTATGCCCCCAACATAGACTTCATAGACTCCATTGATCTCGACAGAAGTAACACCCGGGAGAAAGACTGCAGATGGGACTCAGATCTAAACTATGATATACCCCTAGAACTAGGCTGCGACTACAACGCTGCTATCAACTGGGTCTCCATTGTGCAGGAGAAGCAGGATACCATAGATGTGATCAACTCAATGTATGTAACTAAGCCAAAGAAGATAAAGGACTTGGTAGCTAGATTCGATAGGTACTATGCACCTAAGAAAAAGGTAAGTCCATACTTAATCTTTCACTACGATCATACCGCAGTTGGTGACAATGCAAAGGATGATATCTCATTTGCTGATGAATGGATGAATGAACTCAGAGCAAAGGGATGGTCAGTCACTCCAAACTATATCGGTCAAGCATCTGGTCATCGATCCAGATACTTATTGTACGAGACAGTATTAGCAGGGGACCCATCGCTCAAGCCATTCAGAATCAATCTATCCAATAACATTGATCTGATTATCTCAGTCAAAGCAACCCGAACCACAAAGGATAGAAAAGGGGACTTCAAGAAAGATAAGTCCTCTGAGCTCAAAAAAACCATCGCTCCTGAGCATGCTACGCATGGAGGGGAGGCATTGGATACCGTGATATGGTCCAAGTACCGCAGCCAATTCAAGGATGAGGGAACCTACTTGCATCTCTCAGCAGGATAATTGGTTTTTCAGGATTTTACCAAATTTTATTCTTAACCTAATCACATAGGGCAAAAAATGACCCTCTGCAATTGCACACATTGCTCAGGG